AAATGATAAGGACCTTCATATGGATTATTCAAATCTGGTAAAAGATATTCCATTTGTATACTAGCAAAATACCAACCATCTTCAAGTGTGGCCACCATCCCAACTTCAACTACTGGATTTTGAGGTACGGTATCTTCTTCATATACATATGTACAAGAACCATCATCTTTTGTAGCATTTGGATTGTAATTTGTAGCAGTTTTATCCGTACATCCGTATATCGTTAGGGGTGCATTATCCTGGTCTCTACCATATGCCATGATTAAACCCTCAAGATAAATTCGAAATCGTCATCGTATATTATTTTTTGTCCATCATTATGATTGACTTTAATCATTATTTTATACGCGCGATTTGGTTCAAAACCATTTAAGTCTTGTGTAAAATACGGAGACACGGTATCACAACTCATAGTCGTGTAGGCACTAAATGGCACCATAGACTCATTGGTTGCCATATCAATAATTGAATAAGATGCAGAACCTTCAGCAAAATAACTACCACTAACGGTTTGTACGGATGTACTGAAACTCTTATCGATATATCTTTTTCTCGCACCAAACCTAAACTTTACCTTTTCTGTTTCTTTATATGCTTCTCGTAAGTGTATAGGGTATAGGTAGTTCTCACTATTGCCCGAAAGGTCTAAGGAAGTCAAGCTACCCGTATTACTACCTGTTGCTGGTAAATGGTCATCCCACTTTAATTCAATCTTCGGTGAATATATTGTATTAGTTTGTCTTGAGAAAAATTTCAAATCTTCAAAACTACCAGAAGATAACTCATAGTCACCACCTGGATTATTCTGATAGAAGGCACTACTACCCGATAGTCTTAATAGTAATCCATAGTTTTTATTTGCGCTACTAAACCATGTTTTAACAATAGAAGTTATATCCATATCGATATCTGGTGATTCAGCTGAAAAGGATTGTGATGCTTGTATAGTTCGAATATAATTACCACCAGCACCATTAATTATTTCACCTTGTCCACCAGTAAATGTAGCAACTGAACTTGATTCGTTGTAAGAACCAGTACAAATAAACATATCATTGTAATCACTTCCTTTTTTACTAGCACTTATAATTAATGTATTTGTAGATGTGACATAAGAAGCACTCAAAGGTACATTCCCACCACCATCCCGATCCAATCTATTATGATATGGATTGTTTATAGTACTGGTGGAGCTTATACCAACATTTGAACCACCTACTGTTGGTGAAAATATACCACCATGTTGAAATAGGTTTATAGTGTTTTTTAATTGATCACCTATTTCATCAACTGAACCAGATTCCGCGGCTAGATATCCAAATGTACCGGCAAAACTTGCAGTGACATTTTGACTAGATATTTGACTTGCTAAAATGTGAAATAGATAAATATCTTGCTCAGGATATTTTGCACTTGGATTGTGAACTTTTAATTCCCTATCTTCTCCATCTACCAAAGATGCAGCCAAAGCAGTTATGTCAATACTGGAAGTTGCATATCCAGCGGCTTCACCAGTTGGATATCTATTAAGCCATTCAACCGCTTTAGCACCAACACCTTCTCTGTTTTGTCTATATTTCCAACTAACTCCTTCTGTAGTTTTTGGTTCATCTGCTTCTTTACCAACACCCTCATCCCACGATTCACTTAATGGATTAGCAACAATAGTATAAGTTTCACTTAATCCACTTGTCCCTTCTGTTTCATAAAGTCTAAGGTTTAACTTATAGTCATTTGGTAAAACAGATGAACTAATGTAGCTTTCTATTTCATCAGTATCAAACTGAACCAATACTCGTGTATTATAACTGAAGTCTTTATTGAAAAATACTTTCTTTAATTCCAATATCTCATCTTGTCCCGTGTTCTTATCCTTAAAGTCTTCGCCAGTAATTGAGTTTGAACCACTATTAATAAAAGCATCTTTAGTTGTAAAAAAATATCTATGCATTATACTACCTTCCCATAAATGTCTTGATTAGGATTTCTTAATTCAAATACAGATGGAGTTAATGATGGTTTGATTATTCCATTTTCTTCAAGGTCTGCGTTTTCAAAATTATACATAAATCCATAACCATTTTCGCCCCCTGGGTCTCCAGTTATTACATCACCACCTTTTTGATAGTAAGCCATATTTCTATCATGACCTTCTCCTGTTTGGAAAAGTTTTAATTCTTTAATGCCAATCACACCCTCTAATCCTAATATATTATATTGTAAATCATTCATATTAATTGATTGTCTGAATTGCATTCTTTCTATTTTAAAGAAATCCTTTATGGTATTGATGACTTGTATTTTTACATCACTTGGGTTAACTCTTCTGTCTGAGTTTACCTCAAACTTAACTCCAAAGTTAACCTTGTATCCAGAAAATAAAACATCATCACCACTACCATCTAAAGTAAATCCAAAATCTAAATGGTCATTAATCATTCGATATTGATTCAAATAAGTCATTATATTTTTTAATACTAATTCAGGAGTTTGAACTAATTGTTTATTTTGATTATACGATAATGTACTTACAAATAACCCACCATCATCATCAATTCTTTCTACATAACATTTAGCAATATTACCAAACTTTGCTGGGAGATTTAATATTCTGGCTTGATAGTCTTGACGAGTAACACATCTATTCTGTGAAGCAAAAAATGATTTAGCATTATGTCTGATTTCTTCAACGGTTTGACCATCAGTTCCACCAGTTGCTGCTTCATCATTCGTTACGGTTATTCCCGTAGTACCATCAGCTATGGTGGTTAATTCACCAACTTGTGCATTTGAGTCAGGTCCACCACCTACTCTATACTTGATAGTTAAAATTGTATTTGCTGGAGTCTCACCCATATTTAAATTATTCGTTCCAAAATCACTTATAGGAGCATTGATTGAATTCAATGGATCCCCATTTAGAGTTAAACCGACTTGTTGTATTGTGGTAAATATACTTGAATTAGAAGAACCCGTTACATTGTATTTATATAATCCATTACCAAACATTAATTTAGTTGAATTTGTATCTACGTCAAAATTAGTTACAAACTTTTTATTCGTATTGATATAATCTAATGTATAAGGTATTGATATTAATGAATTATCAACAATACCTTCTCCTTGATCGTAAGCACTTCCACTTCTATCACCGACATCATCCGTATAATATGTTTCTTTTAAAATTCTTTCCTGTGAAAGGTAATCAACCTCGTACCATTTTTCCCCTGATGAATCTGTGCAATTTAATATTTCAATAACATTATCTTCACCTAAATCCAATTCTAAAAATTTAGTAGGACTCGTAATGGTAAATGATTTTGTTTTAGTTTGAGCAGATATTGCTTGAACATATCGGGTTAAAGTATAAGTATCGGCTTCGCCATTCGTATCTAAATTTGGAGCGCTTATTGATGGCGTATCAGGTGAACCCGATATACTAAAATCAATTTCTCCAGTAGTTTCAAACAATAATTCACTATCTATATTGGATTGAATTTGTAATCCACTTGTAAATTGAGTTACATTAGCATGACCATAATCAGGAGTGCCATCATCATTAGCAAGTATATCAGTAGTAACTTTTAACTTAACAACAGATGGAGTTTTATTTGGAGTCTTATATCCAAGAAATTCAGCCAATCGTCTTACATTTCTCTTTTCAGTTGCCGTTGATAATACATTTTCCTTATAATTGTAATCAACGTAATAACTTAATACATCACCCACATAACTACTTAATTCAATTAACATCATACCAGGAGATGTTTCATTAAAGTCTTTATAAGTATCTGGAAAATAAGACTTTGTGTATTCGATTAAATCAGCTTTAATCGTAGAAAAATCCTTACTCGTGTAATTGATATTCGTTGGTTTAAATTTTTGTTTATCTGAATATGCCATATTTGTTATCCCCCAACACCACCGAGTGTCACATTAACAGTTTCTAATGAAGCTGATGCTCTTTTGATACTGAATGTTATGTTTACATTTACTTGATTGTTATCAGTATTGATTTGTATATCACGTAAGTCTACAAAAGGCAACCACCTTTGAAATGTATCAACAATGTTATTTTCAATTTCTATTGTAGTATCTTCTGTTATTTGTTCAAACAATAATTGTTTTAAATTCATCCCTAAATTTGGTTGGAAAACTCTTTCACCTTGTTCGGTTTGTAATAATAGTTTTATATTATTTTTAATCGAATCCACGGTAGTCTTGGTTGTCTTGAAATATCCATCTTGATTTGGCACTCGTGCAAATGGAAAATCAATCCCAACACTTACTCGTGTATCTTGGTCTTCAATGAATTGATTTTTTCTTTTATCAAGTATTGGCATCCTATACCTCTACGGCTGTTTTTAATTTTACTTTACTTTGCATTGACTCTGTTCCACTTAAAGGATTATCAGCTGCCTGACTATTTTCGTCTATCTTTACGGTAACTTTAGCTGCCGTACCAGGTCCAACTGGAGTTATCACAGGAACATTCAATTGAGTAGCATTTAATGATGTTACTGTAAATGTTTGAGCTTGAACCCATTTAACTATCGCATCAGTTAAGCCTTGTGCCAAAGCATCTACCTTACCGTTATCTTCAAAGACATAATTTTCACCTTTATTATTAGGTTCAATATTAGTTTTTAAAGCTTTAAATATGTTGTCTTTAAGCCCCATTTTTAAAGTTATCCTTTTCTTCTACTGATTTTAACATCGTGGAATAATCCTTAGTTAATGCTTCTGCTAAATGATTAGGTAATGCTTCTGTATTATCTTGTACTGATTGAACTTCTTGACCAGTTCCCCGAACACTTTTCCAATCATCGGATTGAGCAGTTTCTTCAAGTAGAGAATTCAAAACATTATTACTTGTCTTGGGGACAGAAACGTTGCCTTTGGTTATGGGAACGTTGGAATCGGTACCAGTCGAATCCATCATCATGGTTTTCAAACTTGTATCTTGTGTCGTGTGAGTTCTAGCTTTGTTTAGATCATTAGTATTACTACTAACTACTACTTCTTTTAACTCTTCACGAAGTCGACTAAATTTATAATCTAATTCTTCTCTTATTACTTCTCTGATCATTTTCTTAAATATAGATAACTTCATTTTTACTCCTGTGTTTGTTATGGTCTAACATTCTGTTCTACATAATGATATTGACTTAAAAATTTTGTATTACCTGGTTGTGGTAATTCAGGATCACCACTTAAAGTTCTTGGTTGTAATGACTCTATTATTGTTTGTATTTTATCAAACATTGGTGCTGATTTATCATCCACT